TGGGATGACCTGCGCCGCCTGGCTAAAAAGGCGAAAGAGCAGGTTTCGGCCAGAATTAACTTTTTCACCAAACACATGAATATCTGGGTTACCGCTGAGTCTGCCTGGATGGACATGATGAAATGGGAAAAATGCGAGTTTATCGCCCCGCAGCACGAACTTAAAACCTATCCCTCCTGGGTGGGCGTTGACCTTTCAAACAAAATTGATATCTGTGCAGCCGCTAAAGTCTGGCGCGCGCCAGGTGGCCACGTTCATGCGGATTTTAAATTCTGGCTGCCGGAAGGACGCCTTGAGAAATGTTCACGTCAGATGGCAGAGCTTTATCGTAAGTGGGCCGAGATGGACAAACTGATCCTTACCGACGGGGATGTAATCGACCATGCCCAGATTAAGGAAGAGCTGCAGGCGTGGGTTGCTGGTGATAGCCTGAAAGAAATCGGCTTTGATCCGTGGAGTGCAACGCAGTTCAGCCTTTCGCTGGCAGAGGAAGGGTTGCCGCTGGTGGAAGTGCCGCAGACGGTTCGCAATTTCTCTGAGGCGATGAAAGAGGTCGAAGCACTGGTATACGGTGGACGCTTTCATCACAGCGATCACCCGGTGATGAACTGGATGATGTCCAACGTAACCGTCAAACCTGATCGGAACGAGAACATTTTTCCTAACAAGTCCACACCGGAGGCCAAGATTGATGGCCCGGCGGCATTGTTCACAGCAATGAGCCGTGTTCTGGTTAACGGTGGCAACGACCAGCAGGATCTCTCCGGATTCTTCAATAATCCCATCATGGTAGGTTTCTGATGAAAAAAAACAAACGGCCAGGCAGGGTTAAAAGTGCTCTGCTTAACTGGCTTGGCGTGCCTATCAGCCTGACTACCGGCACGTTCTGGGAGGAATGGTTTGGTACCAGCAGCAGCGGAAAGGTGGTAACGGCCGATAAAGCCATCCAGCTATCGGCTGTATGGGCATGCGTAAGGCTGTTAAGCGAGTCTATTTCAACCCTTCCGCTGAAAATATACGTCAGACAGCCTGACGGTTCGCGCAAAGCGGCAACCGACCACCCGGCTTATTCTGTACTGTGTCGCCGTCCCAATTCAGAAATGACTCCATCACGCTTTATGCTGATGGTGGTCGCCAGTATTTGCCTGCGCGGGAACGCCTTCATTGAGAAGAAATTCATCGCAAATCGCCTGGTTTCGCTGGTGCCTTTGCTGCCGCAGAACATGGTGGTTAAACGTCTTACTACCGGGGCGCTGGAATACAAATATACTGAAAACGGTAACGAGCGCGTCATTCCCGTCAAAAACATCATGCACATTCGCGGGTTCGGTCTGGATGGCGTTTGCGGCATGATGCCGATGAAAACGGGCCGGGATGTGATCGGTGCCGCGATGGCTGTTGAAGAATCTGCGGCAAAGATTTTTGAACAGGGGCTTCAGAGTTCAGGTTTCCTCTCCGCTGAAAATGCTCTCAGTGATGACCAACGTGAAAGGCTTCGCGGCTACATGGCTGCATTTACCGGCTCTAAAAATGCCGGAAAGATAATGGTACTTGAAGGCGGGTTAAAGTATCAGGGCGTCACCATGAACCCTGAAGATGCCCAGATGCTGGAAAGCCGTTCTTTCAGTATTGAGGAAATTTGTCGCTGGTTTCGCGTGCCGCCTTTCATGGTCGGTCATACCACGAAACAAAGCAGCTGGGCATCCAGTCTTGAAGGGATGAACCTGCAGTTCCTGACGCATACCCTTCGACCGCTGCTGGTAAATATTGAGCAGGAAATTGGCCGGTGCTTACTCGACAGCGATGACGAAGTGTTTGCAGAATTCTCTGTTGAAGGTCTACTGCGAGCCGATAGTGCAGGTCGCGCGGCATACTATACCAGCGCGCTTCAGAATGGCTGGATGTCCCGTAATGATGTTCGCCGTCTGGAGAACATGCCGCCGATTGAAGGGGGCGATATTTACACCGTTCAGCTCAACCTGACGCAACTGAAAAATCTCGATAGCAGCAATCCTGCTGTTCAGGCTCTGGCCCTGCGAGAGCTGCATAACCACGTATTCCCCGATATTTCCTTTGAACAATCTCCGCTGAAACAGGCCGCTTAGGAGCACTTTCCTGATGAGCAAAAAACAACTTCCGGTAGCACCGGCAGGTCGCCCCTGCGCGCGCGTTACCTGTGAAACATTACCGTCCGCACTGGACCGCTGGGACGGCGGGATCAAAGCGGCTGCCACCGACGATAACAGCATTTCTGTTTTTGATGTTATCGGGCAGGACTACTGGGGCGAAGGGGTAACAGCTAAACGTATTGCCGGTGCGCTTCGGGTGATGAACGGTGCCGACGTTACGGTGAATATCAACTCCCCGGGCGGTGACATGTTTGAAGGCCTGGCAATTTACAACCTTCTCCGCGAATACGAAGGCCGTGTGACGGTGAAGGTACTTGGCATTGCCGCCAGTGCCGCCTCAATAATTGCGATGGCCGGGGATGATATTCAGATTGGCCGTGGTGCCTTCCTGATGATCCATAACTGCTGGGTCTACGCAATGGGAAACCGCCATGACTTTGCTGAACTGGCACAGTCACTGGAACCCTTCGACACCGCCATGGCTGACATCTACGCTGCGCGTTCCGGTCTGGATATGGCCGCCGTACAGAAGTTGATGGATGCGGAAAGCTATATCGGTGGCAGTGATGCTGTGGCGAAGGGACTGGCAGACAGCCTGCTTTCTGCTGATGCGGTCAGCGATGGTGACGAATCTCCCGCCGCCGCGCTGCGAAAACTCGATGCGTTACTGGCTAAAACCAACACCCCGCGCTCTGAGCGCCGAAAACTCATTAAAGCCTTATCCGGTGGCATGCCTGGCGCTGTCACCACCCACGACGGTACGCCGGGCGCTGCCGAAGATATCAAACCTGAAACCCTCAATTCACTTGAAAGCGCCCTGGCGGCGTTAGTCAAATAAGGACCTTTTATGTCTGAAGTAAACGATATTCTTAAAAAAGTCACTGCCAGCATTGAAGAAGCAACCAGCAAGTTCAACGCGAAAGCAGAAGAAGCAGTCAAAGAGGCGCAGAAGTCGGGCAAGTTGTCTGAAGAAACAAAGGCAGCCGTTGATAAAATGGCTTCTGAGTTTAACGCCCTGCGTGAAGCAGAAAAAACGCTGAAGGCCGCGATGGGCGAACTGGAGCAACATGTTGCCCAGATGCCGCTGGCAAACGCGAAACAGGTTATCGAGTCCGTTGGCCACCAGGTGATCTCTGCTGAAGCGCTGAAAACCTTTGCCTCTGGCGTGGAAGGTGGAAAACGTATCAGCATCCCGGTTAAAGCCGCACTGACTTCGGTGGATGTGCCTGATGGTGTCGTCGAACCCCAGCGAATTCCTGGCATCGATACGGCACCAAAACAGCGCCTGTTCATTCGCGATCTGATTGCGCCTGGCCGTACTTCCTCCCCGGCTATTTTCTGGGTGCAGCAGACAGGCTTTACCAACAACGCGAAAGTGGTTCCTGAAAATACGCAGAAACCCTACAGCGACATTGAGTTTACGCCGAAAATCACTGGTGTAAGCACTATCGCTCACCTGTTCAAAGCCTCCAAGCAGATCCTGGATGACTTCGCTCAGCTGCAGTCAACCGTTGATGCCGAAATGCGCTACGGACTGAAGTACGCAGAAGAGCAGGAAATTCTCTTCGGTGACGGTACCGGTGTGCATCTGCATGGCATCGTCCCTCAGGCTTCAGCGTTTAACCCGGCGTTTACTGTTGAACATCAGAGCGGTATTGACGATCTGCGTCTGGCAATGCTGCAGGCGCAACTGGCGCGCTTCCCTGCATCCGGCCACGTCCTTCACTTCATTGACTGGGCACGTATCGAGCTGACCAAAGACAGCCTTGGCCGCTACATCCTGGCTAACCCTGCGGCGCTGACTGGACCGACTCTGTGGGGCCTGCCAGTTGTTGCCACCGAAGCGGCAGCCTTCCAGGGTAAATTCCTGACCGGTGCTTTCAACGCTGGCGCGCAAATCTTCGACCGCGAAGATGCGAACGTGGTGATTTCCACGGAGAACGCCGACGACTTCGAGAAAAACATGATCTCCATTCGTTGCGAAGAGCGTCTGGCGCTGGCCGTCAAACGCCCTGAAGCTTTCGTGTATGGTTCATTCAGCACTGGCGCGGGTAGCTGATAAATATTGCGGCCTTCGGGCCGCTTTTTTCGGGGCAAACAAATGCTTGATCAGAACATGGTGAAACAGCACTGCCGCATTGATACCGATTTTACCGGTGATGATGATCTGCTGAAGATTTACACGGGGGCAGCGGCGCGGTACGTCCAGACATGGACAAGGCGAACGCTCTATGAGTCTGAAAGCAGCCCTGGCTATGCAGAAGACCCGGACCCGATTCTTCTTAATGACGATGTAAAGGCGGCCATGTTACTGCTGATCGGACACTGGTATGCCAACAGAGAATCAGTGGCCGTCGGTCAGACCGTTGCAGAGGTCCCGCTTGCAGTTGAAGCCTTGCTGCAGCCATACCGAATTTACGGGGTATAGGAGGATTTTATGCAGGCCGGAAGACTGAGAGACAGGGTGGTAATTCAGAACATCACAACATCGCGTGATCCTTCAGGTCAGCCTGTTGAAGCGTGGCACGACGGCGCAGAAACCTGGGCAGAAGTAAAAGGTATTAGTGGGCGAGAGCTGGTAGCCGCTGGTGCTGAAACCGCAGTCGCCACCATCAGGGTATGGACACGATTTCGTAGCGATATCTCTGCAGCTTCCAGACTCAGGGTTGAAACCGGACCGTTCAAAGGCGCTATTTTGAATATCATTGGCCCACCGATTCCAGATTCTCGCGGTGTTCAGCTCGAAATTCTTTGCAAGCAGGGAGCTGAAAAATGATTGAGACGAGCCTCGATTTTTCCGGGTTAAATGACATCGCAAAGGATCTGGAGGCGCTTAGCCGCGCTGAAAATAACAAGGTTCTGCGTGATGCCACGCGCGCTGGCGCCGAAGTGCTTAAGGAAGAAGTGATCGCCCGCGCTCCGGTGCGTACCGGGAAACTGAAAAAAAACGTGGTGGTGGTGACCCAAAAAAGCCGCCGCCGCGGGGAAATTTCTTCCGGTGTCCACATTCGTGGTGTTAACCCGCGCACCGGGAACAGCGATAACACGATGAAGGCGAATAACCCGAGAAACGCCTTTTACTGGCGGTTCGTCGAAATGGGTACCGTTAACATGCCGCCGCACCCTTTCATTCGTCCCGCGTTCGATGTACGCCAGGAGCAGGCGACGGAGGTCGCAATCAGGCGCATGAACCAGGCCATTGACGAGGCATTAAGCAAATGACGGAAGACGATCTCTATCCTCTGTTGGCGCCGCTGGCCGGAGGGCAGGTTTATCCCTACGTTGCGCCGCTCGGCAGTGACGGGAATCCTTCAGTCTCTCCGCCCTGGGTAATTTTCTCGATTATTACCGACGTGGCCGCAGACGTTCTTTGCGGCCAGGCTGAATCTGCCGTTTCTGTGCAGGTTGATGTCTATTCCAGCACCATCGATGAAGCGCGCACGATCAGGAATATGGCGCTTGATGCACTGCAGGTGCTGAAGCCGGAAAGCATTGTGAAAACGCCGGGCTATGAGCCTGATCTGCGCTATTACCGGGCAACGCTCGAATTTCAGGTAACCGTTTAACCTTACCCACCATAACAGACCGCCCCGGCGGTCTTTTTTATCTGGAGAAACCATGACCAGTAAGTATGAAGTAACAAAGGGGATGACCTTTGCCGTCTCCGACGCACCGGTAACCGCTGAGGATTTTAACGCCTCAGGTTTCCCGGGGGCTGGCATTACCTGGCTCGAAGCGGCCTGTGCAACAAAGGAGATCACCTTCACCGGCGGGCAGAAAGGGGATATCGACGTAACCACGCTTTGCTCAACTGAACAGGAGCAAACCAACGGCCTCGCCGCGCCTGCTGAAATGAGCATTACCCGTAACTGGGTTGGCGATGAAGCAGCACAGGAGGCACTGCAGACCGCTTACGAAAATGACGAACTGCGCGCGCTGCGCGTGGTATTCCCGTCTGGCAACGGTTTCTACGTGCTGGTGGAGGTACGCCAGAGCTCATGGTCTGCTGCAACCTCTTCCGTTGTTGGCGCTACCTATTCTCTGCGTGTACGCGGCAAACCTAAACGCATCCACGCGTCTGGTTCTTGAGCGGCTTCGGCCGCTTTTTTTATCCCTTCGACCATGTAACAAGAGAAAAATGAAATGGCGCAAAAAACATCACAGAATTCATTACGCAACGTGGCGCTTACAGCATCGAAAGCCTATCGCACCAAAGAAGGTATCACGGTCCCTGAATGGGATGGAGCAAAGGTAACGCTGCGTGAACCTTCTGGCGATGCCTGGGTGAAATTCAGGGAGATCGTTAATCCCCAGCTCGCCGATGGCGAAGAGGCACCGACGCTGACGGAGGCTGAAAAGTTTCTGCGTAACAAAGAGGCTGATGTGGTTCTGTTTATTGACGTTCTGCTGGATGAAAACGGCGAGCGCGTATTCAGCGATGAGGATCAAGAGCAGGTATCTAAAATTTATGGTCCTGTGCACTCCCGCCTGCTGGCTCAGGCCCTCAACCTCGGAATGAGCCAGGAAGAAGCGGGAAAGCCGTAAAGCAGCCGCTGACCTTTTTCCTGATGTCATTGGCGCTCCGGATGGGGCGCACTCTTCACGAACTGCGCCAGACCATGACCGCCAGCGAGCTCAAAATGTGGATCGAGTTCGACCGCATCAGTCCAATTGGTGACTGGCGCGCCGATGCACAGGCGGCGCAGATCTCCGTTGCAATGCTGAACTCTCAGGGTGGGAAATTCACCATTCCTGACGTGATGCTGAAGTGGGGAGAGCAGGAAGAGGTCGCAGAAGTCTCAGAACTCGAAAATTGGATATCCGGTCTTTGACGCCCGCGGCTGCGGGCTTTTTTTATGGGTGAAATATGGCAACGCTGCGCGAGCTAATCATCAAAATTTCGGCGAACTCATCTTCTTTCCAGTCAGAGATCGCCAGAGCGTCCCGCATGGGAACGGATTACTACCGCACTATGGAACAGGGCGGGAAAAAAGCTGCAGCGGCCACGCGTGAAACTCAGCGGTCTTTGGCTGACCTGAACTCTCAGCTAGCAACAGTACGATCCTCTGCTGCCGGGCTTGCCGGTGCGTGGGCTGGTGCATTTGCCACGCATCAGCTGATTCAGTTTGCCGACACATGGAACCAGTTGAATGGGCGTCTTCGCCTTGCGTCCTCTTCCAGTGAGGATTACGTGCAATCCCAGCGCGTGCTGATGGAGATTAGCCAGCGCACCGGAACATCCCTCGAGGCAAACAGCAACCTGTACAGCAGAATTGCGCAGTCCCTGCGTGATGCCGGTTACGCTTCTGCTGACGTCGCAAAAGTTACAGAAACCGTAGCAACCTCACTGAAGCTGTCTGGCGCCAGTACCGAAGAGGCGAGCTCTGTTATCACCCAGCTTAGCCAGGCGCTTGGCTCAGGCGTTTTGCGAGGCGAAGAATTTAACTCCATCATGGAGAACGGCGGCCGCCTGGCGAAACTGCTGGCTGATGGGCTGGGTACCACTGTTGGTGGCCTGCGAAATATGGCCAACAACGGCGAGCTGACAACCAACAAGATCGTCCCGCTGCTGACCAACGTCGAGATCCTCCGTAAAGAATTCGACACCCTTCCTGCATCAATCAGCGGATCTGCACAGAAAGTGCAAAACGCCTTCCTTGCATGGGTTGGCGGGGCGAACGATGCGGTCGGCGCATCATCAACGCTTTCCGGCGTGCTGGATGGCCTGGCGAATAACATCGATGATGTGGCAAATACAGCCGGTATTCTGGTTGGTGTTGGCCTCGCTCGTTATTTTGGCAACATGGTCGGCAGCGTTGCTCAGTCAACCCGGGCAGTCCTCGCTAATACGGCCGCCGAGGTCGCGCTGGCGCAGGCTCAGGTCCGTGGAGCTCAGGTTAGCGTTGCTGCTGGTCGCCAGGCTGTTTACCGCGCTCAACAGGCGCGTGCAGCGGCGACGAGTATTGAGGCTCAGATTGTCGCTGAGCGTAATCTTGCTGCTGCTCAGGCATCACTGAATACGGCGCTTGCTGGCAGAACTTCGGCCGTTAATAACCTCACCAATACAGCCTCGGTGATGTCCCGCCTGGGTAGTGGCGTTCTTGGTGTTCTCGGTGGCTGGCCTGGAGTGATTATCGGTGCCGGCGCTGCGATGTATGGCCTGTATCAGCATACCCAGCAGGTGCACCGTGAGGCGGTAGGTTTTGCCAACAACCTCGACGAGATCAACACCAAGCTCCAGCAGATGTCGGTGCTTGGCCTGCGTTCGACCGCAGCTGATGCCCGTACATCTTTACAGGCGCAAAAACAGGACCTGGCCGACCTCGACTCTCAGATCGCGAAGGTGAAAGACAGCCTTAAGGCGGTTGACCAAATCCAGCAGGACTATAACCGCCATCCGACGCTGACTCTGATTAACACTTTCATGGACCAGGCCGACATCACGGCCAAAAATATCGAGCTGACCGATAAGCTGAACCAGCTGGAGTACCAGCGCGAACAGGCAGCCTCTAAAGTCGAGCAAACGCAGAAGCTGGTAAACCAGGCCAGCGATCTGGCCACGCAAAAGGCTATCGAACAGGCTGGCGCCGTCTCTATCCTGAAAGGTGCGTATGACCTGCTTAACCGCTCAATGTCAGCGACCGCTGGCGCCAAGCCGCCGCAATATGCCGGGCCCGTCGTTTCACTGGCGAACGCAACGCCTCAACAGCAAACCGCACTGGAGCGCTCACGCCGAGATAACGAGCTGGCCAGCCTAAGCGGTTTAGAGAAACTCCATCAGCAGCACGTGTATGAAGCAGAAGACCTGAAGCTGACGGGAGCACTTTACACCCAGTACATCTACAACAAGGATCAGGCAGCCAAAAAAGATGCAGCGGCTGCGGAGGCAAAAAAAACCTCTACCGCCGCCTCGAAAGCACAGAGTAAAGCCGAGCGTGAAGCGGCCAGCACCGCCGAACAGTATTCCCGGAAAATGGCCGATCTGAGTGTGGCTATCGATGTGCAACGCGTCAGGGCGACGGAAGGCGAAAAAGCATCCGAGCTTTACGCGGCATCGCACCAGGCAGGCACTAAATGGACCGACGAGCAGCGCAGGGCGATCCAGGCATCATCAGCAGAGCTGGCAAAATGGACGCAAAAAGCCGACGAGAACGTGCGCAAGCAGCGCGAGCAGGCTGATGCCCTGAAGGATTTAACTGAAGCGGCCAGAAAGTTCAGGGATGAGGCGACGCTGAAAACCGAAACCGCAGGCATGAGTGATCGCCAGCGCAGCCGGTTCGACGAGACGCAACAGATCGACCGTGTTTTTGCTAAAACGGACGGCGGTACCGAGGCCATCGCGCAGCGCGCCGCAGCCCTCGATGCTCTGGATAAGAAATACAAGGCTATTGCAGCAGCTGAAGCGGATTGGATGTCCGGAGTATCACGCGGCTATGCAAACTGGTTTGATGAAATCAGTAACGTATCCGGCACGGTTTCTGATGGGGTGAAAACCACACTCGACAGCGCTTTTGGTAACGTCACCTCAATGCTAGAAGGCAATAAGGTTAGCTGGAAATCGTGGGGTATTTCTGTCCTGCAGATTATCGAAAAAGTGGCTCTGCAGATGGCGGTGGTTAGCGCGATGGGGGGGGCCTCTTCCGGTTCTGGCATCTTTGGCTCTCTCATCGGCAGTGTAGGCAGCTTCTTCGGGGGCGGGGCGGGAGCATCAGCCAGCACCGGTACGGCGGTTTCCAGTTACGGATCGAACTTCCAGTTTAACGCCAAAGGCGGCGTTTATGACTCCCCCTCTCTGAGCGCTTTCAGTAATGGGATCGTCAGAAACCCCACCATGTTCGCTTTCGCAAAAGGCGGGGCCGGAATCATGGGCGAGGCTGGGCCGGAGGCGATCATGCCGCTTACCCGCGCGCCGGATGGTTCTCTCGGCGTTCGTGCGGTCGGAGGTGGCGGCGGTCAGTCCGTATCTTCGGCGCCACAGGTTTATATCACCATCGATGGCAACGGAAACACTCAAACTCAGGCCTCACCAGGCCTTGAGCAATTTGGTGCCGAGGTCGGGGAATTTGTTGATCGACGTTATAAGCAGAATGTGATGCGTGACATTCGTCCCGGCGGCGACATCTGGAACGCAATGAAAGGAACCCGATAATTATGGCCATTGAAACTTTCACCTGGTGCCCACGGATTAACGCGGAGGCTGATACAAGTTTCCGCGTCAGAAAAGCCCAGTTTGGCGATGGATATGAGCAGGTTTCAGGAGATGGATTGAACACCAGATCCCAGCAATGGACGCTCAACTTCACTGGCAACGAAACCTACATTTCTGCCATTAAATCTTTTCTCGACAGGCATGAAGGAACGAAAGCCTTTCAATGGAAGCCACCGCTCGAACCTTTGGGTTTGTATCGTTGCGAAACGTATAAACCCACCGGGCTTGGCGCGGGGAAATTCAACCTTGAAGCAACATTCATCCAGGCATTTAAACCATGAGCTTAAACGCAGATTATCAGAAGCTGGAATCCGGAAACGATGTTCGTCTGATTGAGGTGGACGGTTCTTCCTTTGGGCTAACGGACGTTCTCCGCTTTCACAATTACAGCATTCCCCACACAGAAGCGGAAATCATCGCCGCTGGTGGGGATGAGTCCAAGCTTCCGGCGAAACCAATCTGGTGGCAGGGAAATGAATATGCCGCCTGGCCATATCAACTGGAAGGTCTAGAGAAATCAACCAGTGGGAGCAATGCAACGCCATCCCTGACGGTTGCGAACATCGAAAGCTCCATTTCAGCCCTGTGTCTTGCGTATGACGATCTGCTGCAGGCGAAAGTCACTATTCACGACACAAAAGAGAAATATCTCGATGCCAGAAATTTCGCAGACGGCAACCCCACAGCAGACCCGACTCAGGAAAAGCTGCAGGTCTGGTATATCGACGGGAAAACGGGCGAGCTTGCCGGTGAAACCGTTGAATTTGCTCTGTCCAGCCCGATGGATCTGCAGGGGCAAATGATCCCGACGCGACAGCTTCATTCCCTGTGTACCTGGTGCATCCGGAATAAATATCGTACCGGCGACGGCTGCGACTATGCCGGCACCCGCTATTTCGACAAAAACAACAACCCGGTAAGCGATCCGTCGCTGGATGAATGCAACGGCACGCTGACGGCCTGCAAACTCCGATTCGGCGAAAATGACGAACTCTCGTTTGGTGGCTTCCCGGGCACGTCTTTGATCAGGAGTTGATATGCGTCAGAAAACCATCGATGCGATTATGGCGCATGCTGCAGCTGAATATCCTCATGAGTGTTGCGGCGTGGTGGCGCAGAAAAGCCGCGTTGAACGTTATTTCCCGTGCCGGAATCTTGCTGCGGCGCCGGAGGACAATTTTGTCCTTTGCCCCGAAGACTACACAGCTGCTGAGGACTGGGGAACGGTGATCGCCATCGTTCACAGTCACCCTGACGCCACAACGCAACCGAGCGAACTGGATAAAGCGCAATGCGACGCAACGCTTTTACCCTGGCATATTGTGAGCTGGCCGGAGGGGGATTTACGCACCATCCAGCCGCGCGGAGAACTGCCGCTGCTGGAGCGTCCGTTTGTGCTTGGACACTTCGACTGCTGGGGGCTGGTAATGAGCTATTTCCGGCAAACGCATGGTATCGAGCTCCACGATTACCGGGTGGATTATCCCTGGTGGGAAAACGACTATCCGGACAACTTCTATCATGATTGCTGGTATGAGTGCGGATTCCGTGAATTCGACGGACCACCGAAACCCGGTGATATGGTGATCATGCAGGTCCAGGCCGATAAGTGGAATCACGCGGGAATTCTACTGGAGGGAAATATGCTGCTGCACCACCTGTACGGACATCTGAGCCAGCGCGTGCCGTATGGTGGCTACTGGCAGGAAAGGACGATGAAGGTTCTACGATATAAGGACCTGTGCTAACCTTTTGTAAAACAAAAAAGGGGTTAGGGATATGAGGAAATTTCTTTCGATATTGGCGTGTAGCCTGATTATTGTTGGTTGCTCACCTTCGGAAAAGGATTTTATTGACATGGGGGAATCCTTAGTTAAAGACACCCTCAAAGATCCGGATAGCGCTAAGTTTGAATCATTTTTCCGTGATTTCGGAGAAAATAGTGGATATGTTTGCGGTTATGTGAATGCTAAAAATTCATACGGCGCATATACGGGTAAAAAACCATACTATGTACGGATTGAGGTCAAAGATGGAAAGGTCAATGATCATGGACCAATCATCATTATTAATGACCAAGACCAAAAGAAAATTGATTCATATGAGTCAATCTGTCAAAAGGACTGATGTGCGATGAAAAAGATTATCCTCCCAATTTTTGTCTTCCTGCTGATGGGGTGTTCTGTTTCCTCACTGGAAGAACAAAAACCTATTCTATCAGAGCATTCAACAAAAACTGTTGATGAAGTTAACCGTTGCCTTGCTCCTAAATGGGTGGAACTACGATCTTCAAGCTCCAGCATACCCACTGAGTCAGGATACAAAATCACAGCATCTGACGATATATTCGGTGCTCTTTCAGTAGTGAATATCGATAAATCAGCGACAGGCGGAAGCGATATAAAGGTTTATGCCGTCGCGAAAGGTTGGAACGACCACTGGGCTACGGCCGCCAGATCATGTCTTTGAAAAAACATAAATAATCCAAGCCACCTTCGGGTGGCTTTTTTGTATGGAGAATGAAAATGCCAGAGGTCATGACCCGAATTGAACTCGGCGGTGTTTTGGGTAAAACCTACGGAAAGGTTCACCATCGATTAATACGCACAACCGCTGAGGCCATCAACTCTCTTACGAAAACTATAAATGGGCTGGAGAAATTCCTGATCACCAGCAAAGCTAGGGGCCTGACTTACGCCGTTTTCAAAGATAAGAAAAATATCGGAAAGGATGATTTTGGTTTTCCGGTAACCGGTGAGGTTATTCGAATTGTACCGGTTGTAATCGGAAGTAAAAAAGCCGGTGTATTACAGACAATTCTTGGCGCCGTGCTCGTCGTTGTTGGGGTAGCCATTGGCTATTTCTCAGGTGGCACTCTATCAGCGGTGGGGTACGGGGCTGCGAAATTCGGTGCAGCCATGATGCTGGGAGGCGTTGTCCAAATGCTATCTCCTCAACCTGCAGGTCTGGCCAGCAAACAAAGCGCTGACAACCGTGCATCATACGCATTCGGTGGTGTAACAAACACCGCGGCGCAAGGCTACCCGGTACCGCTCCTTTATGGCCGCCGGCGGATAGGCGGAGCGATTATTTCTGCCGGAATTTATGTCGAAGATCAGCAGTAGATAACTAACCTTTTTTCAGGCCACCTTCGGGTGGCTTTTTTTATGGGCGCAATATGGCTACAGAAAAAGTGTTGAAGGGCCGCAAGGGCGGCAGTTCCAGTTCCCGAACCCCTACCGAACAGCCTGATGATCTGCAATCTGTAGCGAAGGCCAAAATCCTCGTTGCGCTTGGGGAAGGCGAGTTTGCCGGGCAGCTAACAGCTAAAGATATCTACCTTGATGGCACGCCACTTGAGAACGCAGACGGCTCGCAAAACTTCAGCGGCGTGGCCTGGGAGTTTCGTCCGGGGACTCAGGCGCAAAAATACATTCAGGGTATCCCCGGTACCGAAAATGAAATCAGCATGGGTACCGAAGTTTCAAGTACTACCGCCTGGACACACACTTTTACCAACACTTTACTCTCAGCCGTTCGCCTGCGGCTCAAATGGCCGTCGCTTTTTAAACAGGAAGACGACAGTGATCTGGTTGGCAATTCAATCAATTACGCCGTTGATTTGCAGACGGATGGCGGTACCTGGCAGACGGTGCTAAATACCAGCGTAACCGGCAAGACTACCTCCGGCTATGAACGAAGCCATCGTATCGACTTACCGCAGGCCGGAAGCACCTGGACAGTGCGTCTGCGTAAGATTACCTCTGATGCCAACAGCGCGAAGATCGGCGACACGATGACGCTGCAGAGCTTCACCGAGGTGATTGACGCCAAACTACGTTACCCGAACACCGCGCTGCTCTACATCGAATTCGACTCAAGCCAGTTCAACGGCTCTATTCCTCAAATTTCATGCGAACCGCGCGGTCGCGTTATCCGCGTTCCAGATACATACGACCCTGAAACTCGCACTTATAGCGGTACATGGACCGGTGCGTTTAAGTGGGCATGGACGGATAACCCTGCGTGGATTTTTTACGACCTGGTTGTTTCTGACCGTTTCGGCCTCGGGCACCGTTTGAGCGCTGCGAATATTGATAAATGGACGCTTTATCAGGTTGCTCAGTATTGTGATCAGATGGTACCAGACGGCAAAGGGGGCAACGGTACCGAACCACGTTATACCTGCAACGTGTACATTCAGGACCGGAACGACGCCTACACAGTCCTGCGTGATTTTGCCGCTATCTTCCGTGGCATGACCTACTGGGGCGGGGATCAGATTGTGGCCCTGGCTGACATGCCGCGCGATGTTGATTACAGCTACACGCGCGCTAACGTTGTTGGCGGTCGCTTCACATATTCGAGCAGCACCACTAAAAGCCGCTACACCACAGCGCTGGTTTCATGGTCAGACCCGGGTAACGCTTATGCCGACGCGATGGAGCCGGTTTTTGAGCAGGCGCTGGTGGCGCGATACGGCTTCAATCAGCTGGAAATGACAGCCATCGGCTGCACCAGGCAGTCAGAAGCGAACCGAAAGGGGCGCTGGGGTATCCTCACCAACAACAAGGATCGCGTTGTTTCGTTTGATGTCGGGCTGGACGGAAACATTCCGCAGCCGGGGTACATCATAGCCGTGGCAGACGAGCTGCTTTCCGGAAAGGTTATGGGCGGCCGCATCAGCGCCGTTAACGGTCGGGTTATCAAACTTGACCGCGTGGCAGATGCAGCAGCAGGTGATCGCCTTATTCTCAACTTACCATCCGGAGTGTCGCAGAGCAGGACCATTCAGGCCGTAAACGGGGAATCAGTCACAGTCACCACGGCATACAGTGAGACGCCACAGGTCGAAGCTGTTTGGGTGGTTGAATCTGACGAGCTCTACGCGCAGCAGTATCGTGTTGTCAGCGTTTCCGAAAAGGATGATGGCACTTTCTCGATTACTGGCGCATGGCACGACCCGGATAAATATGCCCGCATCGATACCGGAGCCATCATCGATCAGCGGCCGGTGAGTGTGATCCCTCCGGGTAACCAGTCGCCGCCTGCTAACATCGTGATCAGCTCGTTTTCCGTGGTGCAGCAAAATA